ATATGGTATAATATACCTAACTTAGACAGAGTTAGTTAATACTAAGTGCCACTGCTGAATTGATTAAAAGAAACAAACAGTATTCACCTAGGCAAGACTAAGTATTACTAAGTATGTATTTATGTACAATAAACAATACTATATAGTTGTACTTAAGGTATAATATGTACCTATATGTGTAAAATATTTTTTTTATAATTTTTTATGGCTAATAAGAAAGTAGTAGTTAACGAGACTGAACTGAAGGGTATTATTAAAGATACTGTACAAGATGCTAAGTACGCTGTGGCTTCTGACACTGGTAAACTTCCTTCTGACGTTACCGTTACTGTTAAAAAGGAACGTGTACCCTCAAAGATAGCTAAAGAATCAGCAGCAGCTGGTGGAAAGAAAGCAAGAAGACCAAGAGGTACTAAGTACAATCCTACTGATGATGATTATGGTAAGGTAGAAGAGATGGTACTTGTAGGGTTAGACCACCACACTATTGCTAAGGTTATGGGTATAGGTACTGCTACTTTACATAAGTACTATCAGAGTACCTTGGATACAGCTAGACATAAACGTAACGCTGACGTTGCTGGTGTAGCGTACCAAATGGCTATATCTGGTGAGTCACCACAGATGACTAAATTCTGGTTAGGTACTCAAGCAGGGTGGACTACTAAACAACATATTGTTACAGAAGATAAAAGCTTTGATATTAGCTGGTCAGAGGATGAAGATGATATTGCTGATGCTAATAGAAGAGGTGAGGACAACGTGCACTGATGCAGCAAGGGGTGGAGGAGAAGCGTAAAGGGATTGTAATACCTTATACGCCACGTAAATTACAAGCTAAGTTACATAACGAGTTAGATAGATTCAACGTAGTTGTTTGTCACAGAAGATTTGGTAAGACTGTATTTGCTATTAATCAAATGATTAAGTCAGCTATACAAGACTTACAGCAAGGTAAGAAAGCACCAAGATATGCTTACTTAGCCCCATTATTCAAGCAGGCTAAGACGGTAGCTTGGGATGAATTAAAGAGATTATTGGTAGATTTTCCAGATGTTAAATTTAACGAAGCTGAACTTAGAGCAGACTTTATGGGTGCTAGAATTCAACTGTACGGAGCTGATAACCCAGACACGTTGCGTGGAATTTACTTGGATGGTGTTATTTTAGATGAGTATGCACAGATGAATCCTAAGATGTATAGTGAGGTTATTAGACCTGCACTATCAGATAGGAAGGGTTGGGGTATATTTATTGGTACTCCTAAAGGCAAGAATGAGTTCTACGATATTTACCACTCAGCTAAAGAAAAGAAAGGCTGGAAGAGGTTCTTATTTAAAGCCAGTGAGACTGGTATATTAGATGAAGAAGAACTAGAGATGGCTCAGCAGGATATGGCTGAGACAGAGTACGAACAGGAATATGAATGTTCTTGGTCAGCGGCACTAAGAGGTGCTTATTATGCTAAAGAATTAGAGGATGCGTATACTGAAGAGCGGATTGGTAACGTACCTTATGACCCTAGTAAACAGGTAGTAACAGCTTGGGACTTAGGTGTATCAGACTCTACAGCTATATGGTTTGCTCAGTATGATGGTAAGGCTATTAATATTATAGATTACTACGAGAACTCAGGCGAAGGACTACCTCATTATATTGATGCCCTTAACAATAAAGGTTATAGGTATGGTGCACATATAGCACCTCACGATATAGTAGTTAGAGAGTTCTCTACGGGTAAAAGTAGAAAAGACTTAGCTTTTAGTTTAGGTATTGACTTTCAAGTAGCACCTAAGTTAAAGGTAATGGACGGTATTGATACTGTTAGAACCACACTAAATAAGTGTTGGTTTGATGAGAGTAAGTGCAAGAAGGGAATAGACGCACTATTACAGTACCGCAGTAGTTATGACGATAAGAAGAAGATTTGGTCACAGAAGCCAGTACACGACTGGACCTCTCACGCCTCTGATGCTTTTCGTTATTTGTGTATAACAGAACCAGTGTTCACAGGGAACGATTCAGTCTGGGGCAAGGAATTGCCTAAGCAAGACTTAAGCTGGGTTATTTAGGAGGAGAAGGTATGAATCCAATATGGTTGGAAAACATTATTAAAGAAATGTCTCAGGATATTAAAGACTTAAAAGAAATTATTAAAGCAGTGTCTAAGACATCTACAACAAACACTAAGAAAGGAAAGTAATTTGGCTAAGAAGATGACCCAAGCTGAGTTAAATCAGCACCTAGAACAGGAGATTAATTCTTCTCTAGGATATAATGATTCTAAACTTACTCAGCAACGTACTGATGCTATGGACCGTTACTACGGTAAGAAGTATGGTAATGAGCAAGAGGGTCGTTCTCAGATTGTCACACGGGACGTGGCTGATGTAATTGAATGGATTATGCCTAGCTTGATGAAGATATTCACAGCTGGGGATAAGGTAGTACAATTTGAACCACAAGGTCCTGAAGATGTACAAATGGCTAAGCAAGCCACAGACTACGTTAACTACGTTATTATGCGTCAGAACCCAGGCTTCAGTATTATCTATAGCTGGTTCAAGGATGCACTACTGCAGAAGAATGGTATTGTCAAACATTATTGGGATGATACTACAGAAACTACTAGAGAAGAATATAAGAACCTAACAGAAGAAGAGTTTACTGCCCTATTGATAGATGACACTGTTGAGGTTAAAGAACATACGGCTACAGGTGGACAAACAGAAGTTGATGGGTTAGTATCAATACAGCCTACGCTCCACGATGTAGTAATAGAAAGAACAAACGAGAGTGGTCAAGCTCGTATAGAGAATGTACCACCAGAAGAATTCCTGATTAACAAGTATGCTAAGTGTATTGATGATGCACGTTTTATAGCACACAGAGTAAAGAAGACTAAGTCTGAATTATTAGAACAGGGCTATTCAAAGACTAAGCTCGAAAGAGCATTCTCTGCTGAGGAAGCTGAGTGGAAGTCTGAACGTCTAGCCAGGTTTGATTATGATTCTAATTCATCATATGCTGGTGATATTGAGGATGGTCTTTGGGTCACTGAGTGTTATGTACGTGTAGACTTTGATAACGATGGTATTGACGAGTTAAGAAAGGTAACGAAGGTCGGGGATGAGATTTTAGACAATGAGGCAGTGGACAGTGTTCCCTTCTCCTCCCTTACACCTGTACCAATGCCTCATAAGTTCTACGGTCTGAGTATATATGACTTAATCTCCGACTTACAATTAATTAAGACTACCTTAATGCGTAACTTGTTAGACAATATGTATCTAACAAATAATGGGCGTTATGAAGTAGTTGAGGGTCAAGCTAACTTAGATGACCTAATGACAAGCAGACCAGGCGGTATTGTACGTGTACGTACTCCAGGTGCTGTTAGTCCTTTAGCCACACCACAACTAGACCAAAACTCTTTTAATATGTTAGGGTACTTAGACAGTATCAGAGAAGAAAGAACTGGTGTTAATAAGAACTCTATGGGTGTAGGTGATGGTGGACTTAAGTCACACCAAACAGCAACAGGCGTAGCCCAGGTTATGACAGCTGCTCAACAAAAGATTGAACTAATTGCTAGAGTATTTGCAGAGACTGGTATGAAAGACCTATCCAACAGTGTGTACCAACTAGTACAGAAGTTTGAGTCTCCTGAGAAGATTATTAGACTTAATAATGAGTGGACTACATTATATCCTGCTGATTGGAAAGACAAGCTAGATTGTACTGCACAAGTAGGTCTAGGCTTCGGCAACAAGGATATGAACCTAATGCACTTAGGTCAATTAGCCCAGACTATCCAGATGGTTGCTGGTCACCCAGCTGCTGGTATGATGATTAAGCCTAAGAATGTATATAATCTTATTGCAGAACAAATCAAAGCTATGGGTATGAAGAACGTACAGGACTTTATTACAGACCCAGGCGAAGGTGATTTACCACAACAAGGTCCTAGTGCTGAAGAACAAGCTAAACAAATAGAAGCTCAACTTAAAGCAGAAGAACTGAAGCTTAAGTTAGAGAAGATGCGTACTGAATCTGCTCTTAAACAGAGGGAGATGGAAGTAGATGCACAGTTAGCACAGCAAGAGTTGGAGCTTAAGGCTCAAGAAGCTCAGGTTGATATGCAGATTAAAGCACAAGAATTAGAAATCAAGAAAGCAGACTTAGCTCTTAAACAACAAGAGTTAATTTTAGAGAGGGAGCAAGAAAGACCTGTTGCGATAGGTCCTAATTAATGGAGGAATAATGAAGGGAAGAGGAAAGGGAGAAGAAGTCCGAAGAGGTCAGGACGCAGAGCGATTTGTAAATGACCCTCTATATAAGGAAGCTTTTGACGTAACGAAAGAACATCTAATAGAGATGCTACTTCAAACTAAAATCAGTGAAGAGGTAGAAAGAGATAGAATTTATATTACTATTAAGAGTTTAGATTTAATTGACCAACATATTAAATCAGTACTCGAGACTGGTAAGCTGGCTGAAGGACAGCACGAGTTCTATCAAGATACATACAACGATTAAAAACAAGGGAGAATAACTATGGATTCTGTAGAGAATAACCAAGAAGTTAATGTAGTGCCGACAAGAGCGGCAATAGATTCGCCAGAAGAGGCGACAGATAAAATCCTAGGATTGTGGGAATCAGAAAATGACCAACCTACAAACGAGGAAACCGAGACTACTGTAGAGGGTGAGTCAGTAGACGAGCTAGTAGTTGAGGAAACAGAGGAAGATGAAGTTGAAAGTGAGTCTGAGTCTGCGGAAGCAGAAGAGACAGACGAACCAGTAGAGGAAGAAGGTGAAGAGCCAGAAGAAGAGGAAGAAGAAACTGAAGAGCCTCACTATACTATTAAGGTAGGTGGTGAGGAATATGAAGTTGATTTAGACGAACTTAAGGCTGGTTACCAAAGACAATCTGACTATACTCGTAAGTCTCAAGAAGTAGCTGAACAACGTAAAGCCAATGAAGCAATTCAAGCTGAGCGTCTTAAGCTAGAACAAGAGAGACAAATGTACGCTAATGGCTTGCAAATGTTGAGAGAACAACAGCAATCTAAACTTCAAGAGTTTAAAGATGTGGACTGGGAGAACCTTAAAGAGGAAGACCCATACGCATATATGCTTAAGAAGGATGAGTACCGAGATGCACAGGAAAAAGCAAGGAACGCTACACAACAACAAAAGATTGTGCAGCAACAGCAACAAGCACAAGAGGCACAAGCCAGAGCAACTTTTGTTCAGGACCAGTACTCTAAGCTTACTGAAGCTTTACCTGAGTGGAGTGATGAGAACTCTACTGTTAAAGAAGATATTAGAAAGTTTGCTATATCTTCAGGATATGCACCAGAAGAAGTTGACCAATTAGCAGACCACCGTAGTGTTCTTATTCTTAAGAAGGCGATGGAGTTTGATAAATTAACTAATAAGGTGAAGCCTAAAAAGAAAGCAGTAAAGAAAGTTCCTAAGGTACAGAAGTCTGGAAGAGGTAAGGTTAAGTCTGAATCTGTAACAGAAGCAGCAAAGAAGAAGCGTGCAAGGTTAAGGAAGTCTGGACATCAGAATGATGCAGCTTCCGTATTTTATGATATGCTTGAATAAGGAAATAATATGGCAACAACTACACAATTTAAGACGTATGATGCGAATGCAATCCGTGAGGAACTGTCTGACGTAATCTACGACATTTCACCAACAGAGACTCCGTTTCTATCTGGTATCGCTAAGAAAGGTACAGTATCTAATACGCACTTTGAATGGCAAACTGATGCACTGGCAACAGCTGTAAATACTAACTATCACATAGAAGGAGCAGCAGTAGGTGCAGCTTCTATGACAGACACTACTCGTGTTGATAACTACACTCAAATCTCTAAGAAGGTTGTGGAAGTTACTGGTACGCAGGAGACTGTTAATAATGCTGGTAAGAAGTCTGAGATGGCTTACCAATTAGCTAAAGTTTCTAAGGAACTTAAGCGTGATATGGAAATGTCATTGCTTGCAGATAATGCAGCAGCAGCAGGTGCAGCAGGCACAGCACGTGAGACTCGTGGTGCTGCTAACTTCATCACTACTAACGTAACAGATGCTGGTACTTCAGGTACTCACGCTGCTATTACTGAAGCAGATGTAACTACAACAGCTGAAGCTTGTTGGAATCAAGGTGGTTCTCCATCAACTATCTTATTAGGTGCTACTAATAAGAAGTTAATTACTGCTATGTCAGGACGTGCTGACCAGACTCAGTCAGTTATTGATGATAACAAATCAATCTACAACGCAGTAGATGTATACGTTTCTGACTTTGGTACTTTCAACATTCAGTTGGATAGATACTGTGACCAGGATGTAGTATACTTCTTAGACCACGATATGTGGGAGGTTGACTACTTACGTGACTTCCAAACTGTGGATATTGCGAAAGAGGGTGACTCTGACAAGAAGATGCTTTTAGTTGAGTATGGCTTACGCTGTGGCAACGAGAAAGCTAACGGTAAAATCCGTTACACAACTGGTTAATAGCTAGTTGACCTAGACCCTCACTTCGGTGGGGGTTTACATATTAAGGAGAAGACACAGATGGCATTACAAAATAAAATAGTAGAGAACTTAGATGGCTCACTGACCAGTGTATCTTCTCAAGACAATAATAAAATCAGGGAAGTTATTGACCTTAACTCTAAAGATAAGTTCAATAGCA